CCGAACTGGTGGATCGCCGCGTACGGCACCACGGTGGCGATCGCCGCGAACGTCGGCCCCGACTCTGGCGTGATCGAGCGGGCGAGCGCACCGGTCACCTGCAGGATCGGATTCGCGCTCCCGCGGCGCTTGACCGTGCCAGGCGCGAGGGCTGGCCACCCCGGACCTTCGTTGCGGAAGGCCTCCTCGGTGTGATCGAGCAACGCGTTGGCGATCTCGCGCATCGCGGGGGACAGATCGTCCAGGTTCGTGGCGAGTCGCTCGAGCGCGGCCGTGACCTGCTTCTCTGTTACCTTGATCGTGATGCCGTCTTGAGCCATGATCCTCCTTCGAGCGGTGGGCGAGTCGGGTGTCGCAGGAGACACAACCCGGGGCGCGAGCGGTCAGGGCCTGTCCCCTTTCAAGCTGACCCCGCTCGACTCCTTCCCCTCACCGGTCGCGCTGCGGCCGCTGATACGCGAGCCAGCCCTCGCGCCAGGCGTTCAGGCGCCGGTCGTTGACGTTGATGTAGTTCCAGACGAGCGAGCCGTCGGCGTTGCGCCTCACCACGACCAGCGTGTCGCGAGATCCCGCATAGAGCCCGATGTATCGCGGGCGCACGCGGCCATCCTCGAACTCGGTGAGCCACACCTCCCACGGGTCACGCAGCGTCGGCAGGACGAAGGCGGCGAACTGTTCGCGCGCGTTGTCTCTCTTGTCGACGATGTGCGGCAGCAGCTGGCGGGTGATCACCACCGTCTCCACCGGCGTGGCCACCTCGATCGACGAGCCGTCGGACGGCATGCCCAGTGCGATCGCCACCGCGTTCGCGGCCGCCTCCCGGCTGGGCTGCGCCGGCAGCAGCGCTGGCGCCTGGCGCCGCTCCGCCTGCGGCACCAGCTGCGCGTCGGGTCGACCGTAGTCGCGCCAGGTGCGCTGACCAGGCACGGCACGCAGCACCCTCGAGGCAGCAGCGGTAGCCTCCCCGATCGCATCCGGCAGGCGACCGGCCTGGTCCCACAGCGACCACGCCTTGCCCGGGTTGTACGACCAGCCCGGATCCGGGGCGACCGAGCGGTCCATCCACGGTGGACGGAAAGTGCCGACCTCGGACACGAGCCCCGAATGGATGTCGGTCACCCGCTGCCGCTTCACGTACCGGGCGCCTTCGATCACCGTCAGGCCCCGCGCGCGCACGTTCGCCTCGGAGAGCGCTCGCACGCGACACCGGCAACCCCACCCGTTCGGCGGAAAGAAGTCGTCCCAGAACGGATCGTCGTGGCGCATCACCAGACCGTTCATGGCCTCGTGCGAGGGCCTCACCCGGTTGTCCATGATCGCCACGTACATCCAGTACGGTCGCGCGCGCGCGTTCGCCTTGAACTCGAGGTACCGACCGGCCATGTAGGCGGTCTGCAGGTTCGTGCGATAGATCGTGCGCAGGCGCCGGTGGCTGCCGAGCATCACCGACTGCTCGTTGCCGTCTGGGCCGATCACGTTCTGGCGGCCCCACCACCCGGCCTTCACCAGGCGCGGCTCCAACCGCTTGATGAACTCGCGCTCGGTCACGCCCGCGGAAAATGCCTGGTCGAGCTCGCCGCGCACGATCTGCAGCACCTCGTCGGTCGCCTTCGCGATGGTGAACGCCTTCGCGTGGGCCTCGCCCTCCATCGCCCGATAGTCGAACGTGATCCGGTAGCCCTTGCTGCGGAAGTACTCGACCGCGCGCGACGGCGGCATTCCGAAAGCCGCGCTCAGTTCCGACTCAGTCACGCCCGCCCGCTCCCTTACTGGTCAGGTGCCAGTCGTGGCAGAGCGGGCACCGGTACACCCGCAGCGCCCGCGCCTTGCCCTCGCACACCAGGTGTATGGCCTCGCCCAGGGCGTGCGACTCCGACGGAAAGGCGCGCTTTCGCTCGCACATCTGGTAGCGAACCGTGTCACTGATCGGGGCGCGATCCAGCATTGATCCGCCCCCAGAGCATCGACACGAAGATCGCCCGCGACAGGGCCTCTACCAGCTTCGGACTTTGGGTCAGCGGATAGTCGCGGGCGAGCTGCTCGCGGATCTGCGCAAGTGGCACTCCCTCGCGCAGCATCCCCATCAGCGGCTCCATCACCTGGTCGACCATTGCCTGCAGCTCCTCGGCCGACAGGTCATCGATCGCGGTATCGATCGCGACCTGGTCCGGGAACGCGTCGGTGTCCGCGCCACCCAGGCGCGCGGCCGCCTGCCGGGCCGGCGCTCCGCGGACCGGCTCGGCTCCGGGCGCCGACCCATCACCAGCCAACGGTGCGGCCGGCGCGCTTCGCACCAGCACGTCCTCGCCTTCCTCGGCCTTCGGGATCTGCAGGCGCTCGTGGGCGAACGACACGGGGATGCGCATGCCCAGGTCGACCAGCTTCGGCAGCGCATCGGCATAGAGCGCCATGTCCTCCGGCTCGGCCGTGTCGAACACCCAGCGCGAAGATCGCCGCGGGTCGGAGGCGCCCTTGTTGAAGGCGATGATCGGCCAGATCAGATCGCGCGTGAGTGTCGCCCCCAGCTGCTGGGCGTCCCCGTCGCGAAGCTCCTCGCGCACCTCGTTGTGTACGTTTCCGAGGGCGTTGGTCGAGCTCTTGCCATCGGCCTGGCTGGTGAGCGTACCGCCGAGGATCAGCTTGCTGATCGAGCGCTCCGCCCAGGCGATCATGCCCAGGAACGGGTCGTGGGTGCCGGCGGTCGCCTCCTTGAACTCGACCATCATGCCCTCGGGCACGATGCCGGCGGCCGCGTGGCCGATGCCGACCACGGCCCGGTACAGGGTGCGCTTCTCTTCCTCGGTCGACCCGTTGGGGTATTTGCCCAGGCGCAGCGGCAGCCCGTGGATCTCGAGGAACTCCGCGAAGTCACGCACCGCGTAGGCCATCACCAGAGTCGGCCAGGCCGCGATCCGGTAGAGCGCCCCGCGCGTCATGTACCCGGAGCGCGCCGGGTGCCGGTGCACGATCCAGCCGGCAGGGTTGAGGGGCTGGCCATCGGCCGTGCTGTCGTCCAGGCGGATCTCGCTTCGCGTCGCCCGGTCGACCTTGAACCAGCGCTGCGGCCGCGCGGCGATCGACGCCGGCCGCCACTCCCGGCCCTCTGCGGCCCAGACCATCTCCAGGCAGGCGAAGCCCTTGCCGATCGCGTCGGTCATGTCGAGGATCACGTCCTCCAGCCCCGGGATCGCGGTGATGACCTCCTTCGCGTACTCGGCCTGGGCAGTCTCGGCCGCCGACGGGTTCGGAGGCGGCACGATGTCCCAGGTGAGCCGGGTCAGCGCACGCCGGCGCTTGCCCATCTCCGCCACCAGGTGGCCACCGAACTCCTCGAGGTCCTCGAACAGGTCTAGCTGGTCGCGCCAGATGCCCTGTTCGGCGTCGGTCAGGATCGTGCGCAGGCGCTGCGGGGTGAGACCGCGCAGCGGGTGCTCGGGGAACTGCTGGTGCAGCTGCACCACGCGCGATGTCTGCGCCTCGCGCACCGCGCCCGTGTCGATCGGATTGCCGTACTGGTCGAGGATCCTCGCCATCACCATGCCCCTTCCGTGTCGGGCGTGCGCTCATCGCCCGAGGTGTCCGGCTTCATGCGCCCCAACGACGAGCTGCTGCCGGCCGAATGCCGCCCCTTCGGGTACTGCGCCTCGATCGGCGCGCGCGGGCTGGCTGCGGCCAGCTGGGCGAGGAAGCAGGCCCAGGCGCGATCGGCGTGGCCTTGTGCGTCGGAGTCAGCGTCGAACCGGGGCGCACCGGTCGGGCTGGGGATCTTCTTGAGCGCGTGCAGGTCCTTCCGGACCTTCTCATCCGCCATCGGGATCCGGACCTTCCGGTCCTCGAAGCCTTCCTTGCCGATGGTCGCGAGCTTGAGCTTGTTCGGACCGGTGAACAGCACGCCCTCGACCCGAGAGGTGCCGTGCCGGCGCTGTGCATCCTCGACCGGCTTCTCGCCCATGCCCGTCTGGTCCATGCAGCAGCGCAGGACCATGTAGCGCAGGAACACGTCGTCGAGCAGCGCATCCTGCTCCGCGAAGCTGATCCGCTGCCGGGCGATGATCTCGCGCGTCCAGAGCACGTCGCCCACCAGCTCCATCACCCAGATCACGAACAGGTCGCGCCGGCGGCCGATGTCGACGCCGACGAAGCACGGCCCGCCGGCGTAGTGCTCGGGGATGCCCGCATGGTCATGCTCGACGGTGTTGATCAGGTCGAAGGAAAGCCAGGCCGAGGCCTCGTCGAGCCACTTCAACTCGTATTACTGCGCCCAGGCGTCCTCGTCGTCCAG